CGTGACCGGGCCGCTGACCGACGCCCAGATCCGCGCGGTGCCGCTGCCGGTGGCGGTGCCGGATCTGGCCACCACCACCCGCGCCTATGGCTTTGCCGAGGGCCAGCGCATCACGACCAGCGGCACCGGCCAGGTGCGCAGTGCAGCGGTGGCCGCCACCGAGGTGATGGTGCACGCATCGGTGCGCGGCTTTTTCCGGGTGGGGGATGCCAGCGTGGCCGCCAGCGTGGGCGCGGGCAGCATTCCGCTGGCTGCGGACGAGAAATTCCATCTGCGCATCGTTGCCGGCCAGTTCATCAGCTTTGTGCGCGACAGCGCCAGCGATGGCAGCCTGACCATCATGCCGGTGGCGGCATGATCGGCCTGATCGGCGCAGTGGGGCGGGTGGGCCGGTTTGGCAGCCAGCCCCGGGCCGCGGCGGTGCCGGATTTCACGCTGACCGGAACCAGCGTGGTGACGGCGTGGGGCAATGTGGTGGTGGGCGATCTGATCCCCAACGCGGCCACCCCGCCTGGAGCATATTTCGTGCTGGTGGGTGAACCCGCCGGCCTGGCAGTGGTGAACGGCTGATGGCTATCCAGGTGCAAACAATTGGCACGACCGATCTGCGGTTGGCGGCCGATATCATCAAGACCAATTATGCCGCCGGGCGCAGCATTGGCGGCCAGGCGGGCCGCGTGATGGGCCACACCCGCGCCATGATGGTGCGGCTGCCAGCCGGCGGGTTCAGCATCACCGGCAGCTATGTGATGCTGGGCCGCGACGGCGGCGGCAATGGCAATTTCAACGGCAGCAACGACACGGCGCTGCGCATCGGTGGCGACAGTGCGGGCACTCTGGCCCGCCGGCCCACGGCGCGATACCGCAGCGCCGGCGTGGAGGCCTATGCCGGAACCGCCGGCGCCGAAGGGCAATTTGCCAGCCTGCCAGCGATGGGCGCGGCGCCGACGAGTTGGCTGTTGATCGAAGGCGTGCGCAACATCGGCAACGATGCCAACCCGGTGTGGAAGGGGTGGAGCGCAATCTGCCCGATCGGCAGCGGCAGCCCATCGAGCGCGGTGGCCCCCACCAACATAAGCGCTGCCTGGATCAGCGGCACCACCGGCGCGCTGCTGCGGCAGATTTTTTCCATCTTTGGCACCACCCGCTCACCCGTTGGCCTGGCCATCGAACAGGTGGCGGTGATGGCTGGCGACTTCCCGTGGGACACGGCGAACAACCGCCCGCATCATGATGCGATTGCAGCGCTGGCCGGCGTGGGCGGCCATCCGTTCCTCACCTATCAATCGCTGGTGGCGGCACAGAATGCCGGCACCTTGCCTTATGCCGATTGCGATCAGGGCCTGGCCAATCTGGACCATTGGTGGACGCTGCGCACGCTGGCCGAGGGCCTGGCCAACAGTGGCACGGCGGGCATGGCCACCCTGGCGCAGAATCCCGCGCCCGGCGGCCTGGCCGATGTGGGCGATATCGCGCCGGCGCACTGGTATGGCGGCGCGCCGACGGTTTTTGAACCCGTGGTGAAATTCACCGGCGGTCGCGGGGCGCGCCCGACGGTGGCGCTGGGCAGTTATGAAGCCGGCACCACCGCCATGCAGCGGCGCTGGATCGACATGACCAGCAGCACCGTGGTGCGCGACTGGGCCAGTGTGACCAGCTTTGGCAGCGGGGCATGGATGGTGTCTGACCTGTTGCCATCCGGGCGCTATCGCTTGGAGGTGCGCGACAGCAATGATCCGGCCAAGGCCGGCAGCAGCGATGACTGGCTGGTGGGGGCCAAGGCGGCGTTCATCAGCCAATCGGGCATCCAGCGCAGCTTTCAGGAGGGCGGCACGCCGCCGGGCAGCAACATATTGGGCGTGGCGGTGGCCAGCGGCGCGCAGGGGCTGCTGGTGGCGCTGGACAATGCCAATGCCGGCGGCAGCGCCGGTTATGCCCGGCCGCAGTTGGTGACGGTGCGGCTGCGGCCTGGCGAAACCCCGGTGATGGGCCAGGGCGGTGTGCTGCTGCTGAATGACTGGAACCGGCACAATCCCGGCGAACCGCTGTTGATGGCCAATATGGCGATGAACGGCACTGCCATGCTGCATTGGGCCAATGATGATGCGGCCTATCTGAACAGCGTGGGCAACAGCCAGGCCAGTTTCCGCTTCATGGGCACGGTGGGCATGCAGCCCGATGCGGCCAGCGGCAACAACAGCGGGGTGGTGGAGATGTTTGCCGCCGCGCTGGGCCGCGAGATTGACCGCTGGGTGGTGATGTGGACGCCGGGGATGAGCGGCGACAGCGCGGTGCGCACCACATTCATGGCCGGGCTGGATGCGCGGTTCAGCAATGCCGCCGGCGCGCCGGTGATCGTGCTGCCGCCGTGGCGCGGCCACCGCAATGCCAGCAGCGATGCCGCCACCGTGCTGAAACGGCAGGAGCATCTGGATTTCGTGGCGCAATTGGGCCCGCGCGGCCTGCTTGGCCCTTATTGGGCCGATATTGTGAACGATGGTGATGATGCCAGCGGCGGCGTGGGCAGTTTGCACCCGGCCTTTTGCAGCAGCTTTGGCGTGCCCAATGCCAGCCTGCCGGTGAGCGACGGCAATCAGGTGGGCCAGGGCCGGGTGGGCCGCGGCTTTGGCACGGTGGTGGCATGGTCGTTCGATCCGACCATCAAGGCGCATGGCCCGCGCGTGATTGCCGCCTGGTATCGTGATGCCGGCCGGCTGGTGATCGAGGTTGAGCTGGGCCGGCGGGTGCGCACCTTGAATGGGGCCGCGATCAGCAACCAGTTCTGGATCAGCACCGACAATGGCGCGACGTTCGGGCAGGGCGGTTTCACGGTGGCCCTGTCGCCCGATGGCACGCGGGCGGTGTTGACCAGCAGCGGTGCGGCCTTTCCGGCCAGCGGTGTGCGGGTGGATTATGCCCGGCTGTGGCCGTTCCCGCCCGCCACCGATCCGTTTGAGAGCCAGACCGAGCGCAAGCTGGATGGGCTGATCTATGATGATCAGGCGCACCGGGGCGGGACCAATTTCGCCGCCGGGCAGCGCGCGGGCAATCCCTGCCAGGGCAGCAACCGTGTGGGTGTGGGCCAGGCCGGCGTGGCGGTGACGGCGCGCGGGCCAGCCCGGCTGGTGACGACCGAACGCTTTGCGGGCAGCCGCAGCGTGACGGTGCGGATGCTGGCCGCCGATGGCGTGACTGTGCTGCGCGAAGCCACCCTGCCGATCATGGCCAGTTGAGGAAGCGAGGCGGGCAATGATCCTGACCCATTTCATCCTGTGCTGCGCCCAGCCGCCGTTGGCGGTTCACCCGGTTTCGGTGCGGCTGGCGTTGACCATTGGGGCCAGCGCGGTGCGCACCCGGCCTTTGGGTGACGATGGCTGGCCGCTGCTCAGGGTGGCGGCGGCGCCGACTGTGCTGCGCGTGGGGCCGGCCTGACCTGACTGAGATACGGGAGATGTGACATGGGCAGATATGCCAATCCGCTGGTGCTGGATGCGGCGCTGGCGGCGGTGGCCACGGCCACGCGCCTGGTGTTGACCAGCGGCCAGCCGGCCAGCGTGGCGGAGGCTGATGCCGCCCGCCTGGCCGAAGCCGCTTTGGGGCCGGGCGATTTCACCCTGGCCGATGCTGTTGATGGCGGCCGGCGGTTGCAGGTGGCGGGGCAGGCCGGGCTGGTGGCGCTGGCCAGTGGCACCGCCGATCACGTGGCGTTGATCGATGATGCGGCGGCGCGGCTGTTGCACGTGACCATCTGTGCGCCGCAGCCGCTGCTGGCCGGGGTGGCGATCAGCGTGGCCGGGTGGGATTTCGCCATCGGCGCCCCGCAATGATGCGGCGCAGGTGAACAAAGGAGTGGGCGCATGAGCAGCATGTTCCTGAAGGACCCCGGCAGCAGCCTTGATCATGCCGTGGATTGGGACAGTTTCTATCTGGCCGGGCGGATCATCGCGGCATCGAGTTGGCAGGTGGAGCCGGCCGGCGGCCTGGTGCTGACGGCGCCCCGGCTGGAAGGCGGGCGCACGGCCATCACCCTGAGTGGCGGGCAGGCCGGCCAGATCTGCCGGGTGGTGAACCGCATCACGCTTTCCGATGGCAACAGCGATGAACGCACCCTGGTGGTGCGGGTGGAGGACCGGTGATGGCGGCGATCTCTCTGGAAGCCGGCCCGCTGGTGGTGGGCCTGGCCGAATGCAAGGCGGCCCTGCGGCTGGAACGTGACGATGAGGACGCCCTGATTGCTGGGCATATCCGCACTGCCATGGCGCTGTGCGAGGCCTTCACCGGCCTGTGGCTGATCGAGCGCGAGGGCGAACAGCGGCTGGCCGGCGATCTGGCCTGGCAGCGCGTGTTGGCCAGCCCGGTGGTGCGTGTGACCGGCGTGTTTGCCGGGCCGACCGCTCTGGCCGATGGCTGGGAGCAGGAGGTGGGCAGCGATGGTACCGGCTGGGTGCGGCTGACGCGGCCGCCCGGCCTGCCGGTGGCGGCGCGGTTTCGCGCCGGGCTGGCGGCGGACTGGAACGGCGTGCCCGAACCCTTGCGGGCCGGGATCGTGCGGCTGGTCAGCCATTTTTTCACCCACCGCGATGCCGCCGATGCCGGCCCGCCGCCGGCGGCCGTGGCGGCGCTGTGGCGGCCGTGGCGGCGGCTGGCGATTGGCTGAGACAGGAGGTGGGCGATGGCAGCGGAACTGGCCGGCCGGTTGGCCGAACGGGTGGACCTGGAACAATGGCAGCCGGCGCGCGATCTGGCCGGCGATGATGCCGGGCAATGGGCGGCGATCGGCAGCGGCTTTGCCGCAGTGGTGCCGGATGGGGCGGCAGCGCCGGTGGCAGGCGAGGCGCGGCGATCCGGCCGGCGCTGGCGCGTGGTGATGCGGGCGCGGCCGGAATTTGCCGGGGCAGGCGCGCTGCTGGTGCGGCTGCGCTGGCGCGGCCAATGGCTGCAGGTGCTGGGCATGGAGGATGATCCGCGCGTGCCCGGCCAGGCGGTGCTGCGCTGCGAAGGGCGTTGGCAATGATGGGGGCCAGGAACGCGGCGGAACTGGTGGCGCGGCTGCGGGCGCGGGGCTTGGCCCTGGCGTTGCGGCGCGCGGCGCGGCGGGTGGTGCCGGCGCAGCGCTTTGGCGGGCGGGATCGGCTGCCGGAGGCGCGGCTGTTGTGGCCGGGAGACGAGAAATGAGCGCGAGTTTGGCGGTGCAGCAGGCGCTGATGGCGGCGCTGGGCGCGGTAGCGGGCGTGACCGGGGTTTATGATGGCCCGGCGCTGGATGCGGCGGCGCCCTATCTGGTGATCGGGCCGGATCTGATGGCCGATGCCAGCCACAACAGCGGGATCGCGCATGAGCATCGGGTCGCGGTGACGGCCTGGGATGATCGGCCCGGCGTGGCGCGCTTGAAGGCCGTGCTGGGCGCGGTGGAGGCGGCGGCGACGGGGCTGACCGGCGTGTGGGCCGGGCACCGGATCATTTCGGCACGGCTGCTGCGCCAGAGCCTGGGCAGCCCGCAGGAAGGCTGGCGGCCGGGCCTGATCGAGCTGCGCATCATCACCGAAGCGGTTTGAATGGAAGGAATGGAAACATGGCGATCGAAAAAGGTTCGGCCTTTCTGTTGAAGGTGGGCAATGGCGCGGCGCCCCTGCAGTTCACCACGGTGGCAGGCCTGCGCACCACGCAAATGAGCGTGAACACCGAAACCGTGGTGGTGACCAACCAGGGTTCGGGCGGCTGGCGCGAATTGCTGTCCGGCGCTGGCGTGCGATCGGTGTCGCTGTCGGGTTCGGGCGTGTTCACCGGATCGGCGGCCGAGGCGCGGGTGAAGGCGACCGCGCTAGCCGGCACCATCGATGATTATCAGGTGCAGTTTGAAAGCGGCGAGACGGTGACCGGGCGATTCCTGATCAGCCGGCTGGATTATGCCGGCGATTTCAATGGGGAGCGCACCTACACGCTGCAGCTGGAAAGCAGCGGTGCGGTGGTGGCGGCGTGATGCGGGCCAACCCGATCCGCGGTGAGGCCAGCCTGGACCTGGCCGGGCGGGCCGTGTTGATCCGGCCATCATTTGCCGCGCTGGTGGCAGCCGAGGCCGAGCTGGGGCCGCTGTTTGCCCTGTGCGAACGGGCAGCGGCCGGCCAGCTGACCCTGGCGGAGATGGCGGCGCTGTTGTGGCATTGCTGCCCGGAACCGGCGCTGGCGCGGGCCGAATTTGCCGAGGCGCTGGTGGCCGGCGGGCTGGCGCGGGCGACGCCGGCGCTGCGCACATTGTTGGGGCAGATCCTGGCGGGCGCCGGGTGACGGC